TATGTATAAAGGTGAAAAGATTAGTATAAAAGAAAGAAAAGAACTAAATTTGTAAACATATGCGAGTATAGCTTAATATAAAAAGCGTTATGCTTCCAGTATAAAGATGGCGGTTACTCCGACCTACTCGCTCAATAAAAAACTAATGGCATACGATAAAACAAAAATATACGAACAGGCTATAAAAGCTATAAAAGAAAATAACCTTTTTTTTGTTGAGGATATTGTCGCATGGTTGCCAATATCAAAACCAACGCTTTACGACTATTTCCCAGTTGATTCTAACGAATTTAACACCATAAAGAGTTTACTTGAAGAAAATAAGACCAAAACAAAATCAGCAATAAGGGCTAAGTTATTCAAATCAGCAAAAGCGACAGAACTATTAGCCTTATATCGTTTAATCTGCACCAAAGAAGAGCATCAACTACTTAACCAGTCGTATATAGACCATACAAGCAAGGGGGAACAAATCCAAAACCAAATGACAATATCAATGCCAGATGAACTAAAGGCTTTAATAAATGCAACCCCCAAAGTTTAGTAAGGTTTATTCAAAGAACCTATTCGCATTAAGAGCCGGTGCCGAAATGTTTATTAATCGCGGTGGCACTCGCTGTTTAATTGGTAGCACATTAATTAAAACAGTTAAAGGATATAAACCAATATATGCAATTAAAAAAGGTGATAGTATTTATTCTTATAATCATAAAAATAATTGTATTGAAGTTAAAAAAGTAATTAACATTTTCAAATATGACCCGCCGTATAATAAAAAATTAGTATCTTTGAGTATTAATAACACTCAAATTATATCTACATATGACCACAAATTATACACCAACGAAAACGGATATATTAAAGCGGGTATCATTGCCAAACGAAATATGGAAGGATTACGGCAATCGCTATGCAGTATCAAATCATGGTCGGATAATGGCATTTTACAGCAAGTCAAGTGGCAAGATGAATCCCAAAATAATGAATCCGGCTTTGGATGGCTCAGGATATTTAAGAACTGTCTTGTATGGAAAAACAATAAAAGTACATCGAATAGTAGCGGAAGTTTTTATCGAAAACAAAGAAAACAAACAGACTATAAACCATATAAACGGAATAAAAACAGACAATCATATTCAGAATTTAGAATGGAATACACATTCGGAAAATTGTTTGCATTCATTCAAAATTGGATTACAATTAAAAAAGAATGGGGAGTTAAATGGAATGGCAAAAATAACGGAAGAAATAGTAAAAGAAATAAGAGCCAAATTCAAACCTTTAGTGTATGGTCGAAAAAAATTAGCGCAAGAATATGGATTAAAAGAACATCACATAAAAGATATTGTAACAAAAAGAACTTGGAAGCATGTAGTATAAATGAAGTAAAATATATTGAGTTAAACGAAAGTGTTTATGATATAGAAGTTGAAAATAACCATAATTACTTTATAACAACAAATGACATACTTAGCCATAATTCTGGCAAAAGCTATTCAATACTACAACTACTTTTAAATATCGGCATCCAAAATAAAAACACCATTAGCATAGTAAGCCGAACCTTACCCCATTTGCGTATTGGTTTAATGCGGGATTTTGATTTGATACTACATTCTTATGGCATTATACCCGAAAAGATTAAGAACATAAGCGAATCAACTTACACCCTACCCAATGGAACTATAATAGAGTTTTTCGGAGTTGATAACCTTGCAAAGGTTCATGGCCCTCAAAGGGATATTCTTTTCGTTAATGAGTGCAACCACATCAAATCTTATGACATTATACGGCACTTGCTTGTAAGGACTGCAAAGTTAAAGTTCTTTGATTATAACCCGGCGCGCCATTTTTGGATTGATGATGAAATAATAGCCAAACGCGATTGCACTATAATTGACAGCACTTATTTAGACAACCTCGACAATTTAACCGATGCCCAGATAAAAGAAATTGAATCAAATAAAAGCAATTCGGCATGGTGGCGCGTTTATGGCGAAGGGTTAAAAGGCCAGCTTGAAGATACTATACTAACTTATGAGATTGGCGACTTCGATAATACATTCCCTTTTATATTCGGGCTTGACTTTGGTGTTCGTGACCCTGATGCTTTGGTTAAAGTAGCTATAGACCGCAACAGACGAATAATTTATTTAGCAGAACAGATTTATAACAATGGTTTAAGCACTCACGAATTAGGCAACCTTGTTAAAAATAAAGTAGGCACTGGATTAATAACAGCCGACAGCGCCGGAGCGCGAACTATTCTCGACCTTAAAAAGTATGGTTTAAATATACACCCGGTTGTTAAGTCGCCGGTAGTTGATGGGTTAAAGTTAATGCAAGGTTATAAGATAATAGTAACACCCGAAAGCCATAACCTTATTAAAGAACTTGACAACTATGTTTGGATGGATAAAAAAAGCGAAACCCCTATCGATATTGATAACCACTTAATTGATGCCGCGCGGTATGGTGTTATCACTATTTTAAAGACATCGCAAAAAGTAACGACAAAATTAATTAGAACATGATAAAAATGTTTTAACTTTGCATTTATGGAATTAAAAAACATACTCATACACGAATATTTCACCACAGCCGACAGGCAACCGTATGACTATCTTTTTAAGTATTCCGAAAGCTCCAAAGATGTATTTAAACTTGGTGACTTAATTAACAGGCCATTCGGAGCAGTTAAGGACTTCCAATTTAAAATGAATCAAGGCATAACCATAAGCGACTTAATTGACTTCATTGTGTTATTGACTGGCCAAACAATTAAACAGGTTTGCAACTATAAAATAACCGACCTTATTCATTGTAACGGATATGTTAAGAATCAAATCGAGTTTATTAATTCACTTGAAGAAACTAACCTAATTTCACCTTATGACCCTATTGCCGATGAAGCTGATGTTTCGCGGTTTAACAAGTTTGGGTATATAGTGCAATTGGATAGCCTTGCAGGTGGAGACTTAACAAAGTACGAAGGAATAAGAGCCATGCCATATATAGACTGCTTTACAAAATTGTTACTTGAAAAAGAGCGGGCGGAATTTATGGAGCAAGTAAACAAAATAAGAACTAAGCGATATGGAAAAGTATAGCCTTTTAAATAAACTTGAAGATATGGCAACGGCTAATGGATGGGTATTCTTAGCCGGTGATAATTTTTATCAGAATTATGAATCTGTAATGCACGAATACGAACCGGGGCAATGTATCTTAGGCGTTGACTTTGTGGCATCTGATGTATTTAACGATTACGGGGTATTGACTGGAATTAACTATATAGGTTCAATTAGGTTAGGCCGTAAGGTTGATTCCGATACTTTAACCGCTTCATTAGATGAAACATTCAAGCAAAAGCACGACCGAAGGTTAATGGATTTGAAAGTATTGTTATCAAATGCTTTGAGTGATTTAGCTTGCGAAAATCAACTACAAATAACCAACAGCGTTGGGATACTTGAAATAAATAAATTTGATGCTAATATTGATTTTGTTGGATTGCAAATTACGTTTAACCAAGATAATTTCGGCATTGAACAACCAACATACTACCCGCTCGTAATGGCAACAGGAACAGGTGGCACTATTCAACCTGAGGCCGGAACATATTCATATTTGAAAAATACTATTGTGCCAATAGTGGCCATTGCTGATAATGGTTATCGGTTTGTTAATTGGGTAGTTAATGGAGTTAATGACGTTAAGAACCTAACAACGGTTACAATGGCATCGGCTGTAACGGCTGTGGCAAATTGGGAGTTTTTAGGCGTATTTTTTGAAAAACTAAAAACCTTCATAACTGCACCCGTAAACCGTGGTAACTACTATTTTGGTGACTATTCGGGTAAGGATAACGATGTAAGGATAAAGCGGCAAAGGGTGGCGACTTTTAACTCTATTAATTACATACAAACAAATCAACAAGTTGTAGGCGGTCAACCTATTGACATTTATTATGAATATTATTATACAAATTCATCTGTTAATAAAATTATCGGTTCATCATCCTTCGGCGGCAATACAAATGGTATAGAGATACAGGTACTTACAACAATGATTATTAGGTGTACAATTAAATCGGGAAGTTCGTCAACTCCATACGATTTTATACATGTATTACCAAATACGCTGAACAAAATACGCATAGAATGGAGTGGTGTGAATAATACAGTAATGCGTGTAACTGTTAATGATAATTATTTAGAAAGGACAGTAACTGGTGGACAATGGACTGGAAATTCTGCAACTACATATAAAATAGGTTATAATTCAACTTCTGCAAATGGTCAAATTGTAAAATGTTCATTTTTAGGTAAGTTTGAATACGCTTTCAACCACGGCCAAGGTGCAACCATTTACGACATATCGGGCAACAATAACCACGGCACAGTAGTAGGCGCCGTATTGTTAACTTTTTGGGGTTCAACATCCAACGAAGCCGACCCATACGAGCATACATTAGGAGCCACGCTATACCGTAACACTACCGATAACAGCATCATGCCAATATGTGGTGATAATAACTATACCATTAGTG